CGTCATCTTCGATACCAGCTAACTGACCAAGTTCTGCTTCTACTACTACGCCACCTCATCAAAGGTAGCAAGCACGACCCATTGAAAGTAAATCGTGGTGCTGTCCAAGTGGATGGGATGGCCCTTGAGTTTAACATTGACGCGGCAGATAGTGAGCAAGCGTGGATGGAAAATATCAATGGCGTTATGGAAATCTTGGCAAGCATGGTGCCAGCCTACAAACTGGAATGCATTCCTACAGCGCATTTCGGCCTTGAATACATTCGTGCTCAGCCAGAAGAGGCTAAGGAGCTTGGCTGTGACCCAGACTATAACGCATACACTGTGGACGTTAACCCTCGCCCTAATGGTGAAACTGATTTCCGTACCGGTGCTGGTCATATCCACTTCGGCCTTCCTGAAACTGGTAATGATGCTCCAGTGAATGACGCAGATTATATTGCTTGGCTGGCAGCTAAGGTGCGTGAGCTGGACTTCTATCTGGGCCTCCCGTCTCTGTTCTACGATGGTGACACCAAGCGCCGTGAGCTGTATGGTAAAGCTGGTGCATTCCGTCCTAAGAAATATGGCATGGAATACCGCACTCTCTCCAACCAATGGCTGAAAGATGATAATCTGAAGCGTTGGGCATATAAGGCATCTATGGACGCTATGGAGCGGATTGAGCGGGGTGTCTCCCTGTTCGATAAATACGGGGATGAAGCTCAACGTATTGTCAACACTTCGGATAAAGCATCCGCCTCTCGTATTATCAAGGAAGAGGGGCTGCTTCTCCCAGCGGGGATTGTATTATGATTGAACGTGATGTAGAACGACATGAAAGCCATCACCTAGTTAATCCTCCAGAATGGGCCACCCATGTAGCAATAGCCCGAAGCGAACCTGATGGGGATGACGACTTACCTCCGGGATGGAAAACTTGGTGGTTCATTAATGAAGGAACCCACCAGTGGTCGCATTACAACAGTCCCGTGCTTTACCCTTGGTATTTCCATGGATTCGATGACGATGACGTTGACATTATCCCTATAAATCTGAACTTGGAGAATAAATAGATGGTAAAAGAAGGGGACATGGTTGGCCTGTCCCTTGCCTGTAAAAGACGGGAATGGTTTTATGAAGTTAAGCATTTAGTAGGTAAAACCTTCCCCGTTATTAAGGTAGAGGGAGAGTATATAACTTTCTTGTGCAGAGACGGAAAAGGGCGCGGCCCTAACAAAGAGTTTAGACGTTGGCATAAGAGCAACCTTGACGTTTTCACAACTAGTTTGGAGAACAAGTAGATGCTACAAGTAGGAGATAGAGTAACTATTTCAATGGTTGGTACTCGCTGGTGTGATATTAGAGGAGGAGATTTCTATAGAGGAGGCTCCAATCCATTTGGTATTGCAGGAACTGTAACAGATACCAACCGTAATAGTTACTTAAAAATCCGAGTTGCTTGGGACAACGGAACGACTAATTCGTATGCTGAAATAGACCTAGACCCTCTATGCATTAATTTGGAGAATAAATAATGTATTACGAAAGCGAAAGAGATGTAGAGCTTCGCCTACGTCATTCATTAGTGATGTGGGAGAAGCGTCCTGTTGTTGTTCAGGCAGCAGAGAGCAAGGACAAGGTGATTGTAGAGGATTTGCTGACAGGACGTAGCAGCTCTGTACGCATTGAGGCTCTCAACTTGGCTCCTGATGCTGCTAAGCTGGGCTATGTCATTGATGACCGGGGCCGTGTGTTCTTCTCAATGCGTAAACCCGTCCGTAAATACAAGCAGGGGCTGACACAGGAGAACTTCTTCGCTTTTAACGCCCTTGAGAAGCCCGTAGAGCGTTTATTTGGACAGGGACGTAGTGAGGTGAGCCCTTTCAGTAAAAGCGTCGCTAAGACGATTGTAGGAGACTTCCCTGATATTGGGGAAGCATTTCAAGCTGTACGCTCTGGAGCCTCTAAGATTGTCCCTTTCCACCGTGAATGGGCTGTGGCTGATAAAGAAGATGAGCTGTGTCTTATGTACCGTGGAGATGTAGTGGGGTATGTAGGAGACCAGAGTGTTAAGCTCATGCCTGAACGTTTCTATCTGCAAGAGGTGTTAGCGCTATGTTTAAAGTAGGGGACTCGGTTCAGTGGGGAAGGCACCAGGGGAGGGTCGCCGTAATAGACGACGATGGGTGGTATGGTGTGGATTTTGGAAGAGACTTCGATGGGCACAAGTTATTTGGGGCCCTGAGAGGGGATACAGGATGGTTTATCTCCCCGGACGACCGAAGGCTAGTCCTTGATGTAATTGATTTGGAGAACAAATGATGATTAAAATAGGGGATTGTGTTAAATATACTGGGCCTATGAGCTTTCTTAAGGGGAAGGCGGGCAAGGTAGTGTGCTTTGGCCCCCGAGGGATGAGCAGTGGATTCCTAGGAGTTGTGTTTGAAAACTTCTATGAAGGGCACCATAACTTTGGGTTGGACGGACATACAGATACCTCCGGATATTTTGTTCACTGTGATGAATTGAAGCATGAAAACATAGTGTTGGAGAATAAATAAATGTCATTTGAAAGAAAATTAGTGCGTGATGCATTGAAGCTCCAAAGCCGTCTCACTGACCACATTGGTATTGAGATTGAGGCAGAAGGGACTAACCTCCCTCGTGTAGAAGACGGTGTATGGAAGAGCGAGAACGACCCCTCTTTACGCGGAGAGAGTTTTGAATATGTATTGCGTAAGCCAATTCCATTTAATGAAACGAAGATGGCCCTAGCGTTAATGGAAGAAGCTTGGAAAAGCAATGAAGCTGTTATTAAAGATAGCCCTAATGCTGGTGTACATGTTCACATCAACTGCGGAGATTTGACAGTGACGCAGCTGTTTAACTTTCTGTCTCTCTATCTGGTGGTGGAAGACATTCTGGTGAACACCTGTGGGCAGCATCGTATTGGCAACTTGTTCTGCCTGAGAGCGCGTGACGCTGAATATCTGGTTGACATGCTTGGTGTTGCAATTAAAGAGCAAGACCTGTCTGTATTGCACACTGACGACCTCCGCTATGCCTCTGTGAACGTTAAAGCGCTGGGGGACTATGGCTCCCTTGAGTTTAGAGCATGGCGCTCTGATGGGGATTTAGCCGCTATTGAGTGGTGGTGCGGGTTGTTGCAACATCTGAAAGGGCTGGCTCGTGAAATTGACAATCCAACAGCTGTTGTCTATTCAGTGAGTGACTTACGCCCTGAAGGGTTCTACAAGATGATTCTTGGTAAATACGCTAAGGACATTCCTTGGGAAGAGAAATATGAGCTGTCTGTATACGACAGCATTCGTCGTGTTCAGCAGTTTGCTTATTTGGGAGATTGGTAATATGTACAATGTAGGTGACAGAGTAGAGTTTATTAACTTAAAAGGCGGCCCTTGGGATAAGGCCACCGCCTTGGTTGAAAGGATTAGTGGAGATACTTTTTGGTTCAGGCAGGATAATGGTATAACTGGAAATCTCATGAGAGCCTCTCTGCCCTATTTCACACGTATGCTAACCCCATTTTCTCTGGAGAATAAATAAATGAAAGTGTGGTATAGAGTTCACACTTATGACATAGGCCCTGAAAGATGGGAAAGCATGGTGGGGCCTTTCTTTAAAACAGAAATAGCTGCCCGTGTATGGGCTATGACAAAAAACCTAGGCTACATAGCATCTTGGGAAATTAAGAGGCACACTCGATGAAAATGTACATCTATTCACACAATCCGCATTCTGAAGGGGCTAAGCTCCTGTCTCAAGCGTTGAACGTAAAGCGCATCAAGCATGGCAATAGCAAATTCCGGGGAGGAATGGGGAAAGCTTTGATTAACTGGGGGAGTGGAAAACTTCCTGACCAATCGATGGCTTGCGAGAAAATTCTCAATCATCCGAATGCTATCATCAATGCTTCAAATAAATTAAAAAGTTTTGAACTTTTCCAAGAAGCCGGTGTCACTATCCCCCCATTCTTCACAAGTAAGGAGCAAGCTAGTGCGTATATGGAGGAAAATCCTAATACAGCTATGGTATGCCGCACTGTTCTCAACGGTCATAGCGGGGTGGGTATTCATATTTCTGACAGAGTGGATGCCTTGGTTGAAGCACCTCTCTATACTGCTTATGTGAAAAAGCAAGAGGAGTATCGTTACCACGTCTTCATGGGCCAAGTGGTGGACATTCAGCGTAAAGCACGTAAACGTGACGTTCCAGATGACGCTGTGAACTGGCAAGTGCGCAACCTTGATGGTGGGTTCATCTTTGCTCGTGAGGGCGTTGTAGCGTCTCCTGTAGCGTCTGAGGAGGCTGTTAAGGCTGTCGAGAGCTTGTCTCTCGATTTCGGGGCTGTAGACCTCATCTATAACGCTCGTGAAGATAAGTATTATGTCTTAGAGGTGAACACAGCTCCGGGCCTGTCAGGCACTACGCTGGATGGTTATAAGCAACGCTTTCAGGAGGTGTTCAATGGATGAAGTTACACATGAACTTTGGACTGGGGGAGAGCATAAACTTGATTTTAATATCAGGACTGGAAGAGTAAAATTAAAAGATGGGACATGGAGCAGAGGGGAGTATTCAGCAAAGCATTTGGAACTGTTGGGTTGGGAACTAAGGTCTTTCCATGTTGAATTGGAGAATAAATGATGACACCATGTGAGAGTAGAGGATGGAGAGAGGGGGATGTATTTATAATTAAGGACAATTATGGCTGTAGGTATTTTAAAATTGGAGATGAAGTTGTTTTGTACAAAGATGATGCCACTACCTCACCATGGTTTAAAGGCCCAGAGTGGGTTTCCGATGGAGTATGGGCAGTTGATTACGATGAGGTGGAGCTTAAGCATCCTTTCACACTAGAAAATAAATAATAAATATTCTCCATAACAATAACTATAAAGGAGACAAGATGAGTATATTAGTAGGACGCACTGGACATTCATGCGGTTCTCGTCAAGGGCTCAATCTGTATGAGCAATCTGATGGAAGAGTGGATGGCTATTGCTTTAGCTGTAAGACATACGAGCCTGACCCATTAAATGGAAATACAATGGAGAGGGCTGGCATTGAACGCACAGCTCGTACACCAGAAGAAATCCAGGAAGAAATGGATGAAATCTCTTCCTATCCGGTGAGAGGGCTGGATGACCGCAAGATTGGTAAAGCCACTGTAGACTACTTCGGGGTTAAAGTGAGCTTAGACCAAGAGCGTCAAGAACATGTGGCTATCCACTACTATCCATATGAGAGCTATGAAACTGGCAAATTGTCGGGGTATAAGTTTCGCATTGTGGAAGGTAAAGTAATACGCAGCTTAGGCAATTGCAAGCGTGTATTCCCTTTCGGGTGGAGCAAGGCCATTCAATCAGGCAGTCCTAAGCTGTTTATTACAGAGGGGGAGATTGATGCTATGTCTCTCTTCTCTGTGATTATGCAGAATAATAGCAAGGATAAACGTTATGAAAACAATATACCTGCGGTTGTTTCTGTTCCTCATGGGGCAGCGGCAGCGGGCCGAGACATTGCTCTCGTTGCGTCGGACATTCGTAAACACTTCAAGGAAGTGGTTCTGGTGTTTGATAATGATGCCGCTGGAAAGGCTGCTGTGGAAGATGTATGTAAAATCCTCCCCGAAGCCAAAGTGGCAACAGTGCCGGGGAAAGATGTTAACGAATGCGTCTTGGAAGGCCATATCAAAGCACTATTTAAATCGGTAATGTTTGATGCTGGCACTCCTAAGAACACTCGTCTGGTGTACGCTGAGGACTTATTTGAGGCAGGTAAGAAGCCAGCTGAATATGGACTGTCTTGGCCTTGGAGAGAGACTACCAAGAAGACTCGTGGCATACGCTTTGGTGAAACCATCTACATTGGTGCGGCTCAGAAGATGGGCAAGAGTGAAGTGGTGAATGCCATTGCCGCGCACTTGATTAAGGAGCATGGACTCAAGGTGTTGCTGGCTAAGCCAGAGGAGGCTAACGTTAAGAGCGTTAAACTTCTGGCTGGTAAAATAGCACAGGCCATCTTCCATGACCCTGAAATTCCATTCGATGAAAGGCGCTATGACCAAGCGTGTGAGGTGATGAGGGGCAAGGTGGTGCTGCTCAATCTATACCAGCACTTAGGATGGGAGACATTGAAGGCTGATATTAGAGCGTCAGTGGCTCAAGGGGTGAAGGCTGTATTCATTGACCCCATCACCAACTTAGTGAATGGTATGGACGCAGCAACAGCTAACACCAAGCTCCAAGAGATTGCACAGGAGCTGGCAGCTATGGCATTGGATTTAGATATTGTCATCTTCATCTTCTGCCACTTGCGTAATCCAGAGAGCGGCACTCCTCATGAACGTGGCGGTAAGGTGCTGTCCTCCCAGTTTGCAGGGAGTCGTGCTATGGCACGTTCTTGTAACTATATGTTTGGTATTGAGGGGAATAAAGACCCTGAATTACCAGAGGATGACCGCAACTGTCGCCAATTAGTATTACTGGAAGACCGTGAGTTTGGTGAGGTAGGTCCTACCAACTTATATTGGTCTAAAGCCAATGGTATGTTTACGGAGTTATAAGATGAGTGAAGAGAGTAAAGATTATTTGATACGTAGAATAAAGGAAGTTATGCGGAGGCCTAATGAGGAACAGAGCATTGATGATGTTCTGTCTCTACTTCTTGATATTGTAGAGGAGCTTTGATATGAGCATTTTAAATTGGTTTAAGCCGATTAGGCATATCCCAACAGTAAAAGACGGTTATGTTAAAACCCTCGTAGAAAATGTTGTAGTGGGGGATGAGATTAAACACCAAGGAGTGGTCATTAAAAAGTATAGACATTACACTATGTGGGAACTGGGTTTTAAGGGCGGCCATAATACCTTTATTACAAAGGGCGAGTATGTGTGGGTGAAACAATGAATTACACCTCAGACACTATGTACGGATTGATTGAGGAGAACTTCCGTACAGATTATAAGAACCTTCTGCGTATTGCTAATAACAAGCTTGGGAACCTCTGGGCCGAAGACGCGTTGATGGATACGTATGAAGCTCTCCTAAAGGCAGCCCCTCGCTTACATGGTCGTTATGACATTAAGTATTTAATGAGGGCTGCATTGTTCAATCGCATTAAAGACTATATGTCTGACCGCATTGACGCTGAAGAGATTGATGAACATCATACTTTCGGTGGAGAGGTGGAAGATAAATGGAAGGCCCTTAGTACAGCAGAGAATGCCCTGAAGCTTATTGAGCGTTATAAAGAGCCAATGAAGACAGGGCTGTATTTACATCTGTTGGAGGGCGTGGCATTACGTACAGTGACAGAGATTGTTGGGGTGCCTTTCACCACTGTTAGGTTCCATGCAAATAAAGTGAGAGAGGCTTTGAAATGAGAGTTTCTGTTGATATAGAAAAGGTAGCAATCGGGGATAGGGTTTATGAATTAGGTATTGTAGAGGAGAAATTCCTAGTTGCGGATACCTACTACCTGGTTATTAAAGGCCGTCATTTGAAAGTTGGCAAAAATACATGTGTATGGGGGGTCCGATGAAAGAAATTATTCTAACTGTAGATGTTAATTTAGGATGGCATTATAACAATCGAGTGTTGAAAGCAGGCACTGTTCTAAATGCAGACGCTATTGATGAACAGGGCTTTGCCTCTGTAAATTCCTTAGATACCGGATTCTTTGAAAACGAATGGGAAGAATACATCCCTACATTGGAGAATAAATAAATGTACGCTATAGGGGATACCTTTAAACCAAAACCATTTTACGCTGAATCGCTGGGCTTGGACGAGAACAGCGTATATACAATATACGACATAAAAAGAGGGAGGGCCTACTGGAATGGGCCGGGGCTGGATGACATTGGATTGGGTGAAGGGGATTGCTGTGGAATTGACCATCTACATCACCATTTAACGCCTTATATCATTTCTTTGGAGAATAAATGACACCTTGGGTGATTGACCTTGAGGCCAATGGCCTCTACGATACAGTGACTAAGCTGCATTGTGCCGTAGCGTCAACCCTAGATGGTAAAGATGTAAGACGCTTCGACAATACGCAGATGGATGAGTTTGTAGCGTTTCTGAAGACTGTTGATATTTGGATAGGGCACAATATCATTCAATACGACATTCCCGCAGTGGAGAAAGTATTGGGGTATAAGTTTACTGGTAAGAAGGTAGACACCCTCCTCATGTCTCGCTTACAGAATCCCCACCGCACAGCTCCCCCACAAGCTCAGAATAAGAAGGAGGCGATGAAGGTGCATGGCTTGTACGCTTGGGGGGTACGAGTTGGCATTGATAAACCAGAGATAGAATATTGGGATGAATACACACCAGAGATATTACATCGTTGTGAGGAAGATGTCCGCATTAACGTTGCTACATATCATGCTCTAAAGAGAGAGGGGAAAGGGCAGAATTGGAGAGATGCCCATCTAATGACTTTCACTCTCTGGGAGAATTTGTGGAAGCAAGAGCAAGCTGGATGGCTTCTGGATGAAGCGTACATTAATAAGAGCATTAAACTGTTAACGCATTGGATAGAACGTATTGACCGCGTATTAGCTAAATATCTCCCACTGACAATGGATATATTAGAGGCTAAGAAGGACGGTGAATACAATTATGTACGTAAACCTTTTATGAAGAGCGGGAAGTATTCCGCATCTGTGGAGAAACATTATGGACAAGAAAATTTGGACGGGGTGGGAGGTGTTTGCCTTTTATCTTCTGGGGCTGTGTCTGGGCCTTTTTCTAGGATAGCCTTTCGCCCAATAGACTTAGGAAGTGCCGCTGAAGTAAAAGACTGGATGCTTTCTCAGGGCTGGGAGCCTGCTGAATGGAATTTAGATGACGAAGGGAACCAACGCTCTCCTAAGATGCCAAAGGATGGAGAGTTTCCGGGAGTGGAAGGAAAGGCAGGAAGGTTATATGCCAAGCGTGCTAAAGCTGTACATCGTCGTTCCAATATGGAGGGATGGTTAAGACGTATGAGGCCAGATGGTCGCATCTCCTCTTGTGTCAGCGGTCTAGCAGATACACGGAGGGCTAAGCATAAGGATGTAGCCAACGTCCCTAACGCAGAGGCATTCTTCGGAAAGCAAATGCGTAGAGCCTTCATTTCTCGTCCGGGATGGGTGTTAGTGAGTGCCGATGCGGCCTCTTGTCAGGACAGGTTCATGTGTGAACGTGCTAATGACGATGGCTTCACCAAGATGTTGCTTGAAGGAAGAAAGGAAGATGGCACAGACAGCCACACATTGGCTCAATTTGCCATTAACAAAGTGACAGAGGCATTTCATTTACATCCTATTAGTCGTGGCAAAGCTAAGAACTTTAACTTTGGATGGACTTTCGGAGCGTCAGACGGAAAGCTTGCCAAGATGATTGGAGGTACTAAGGATTCTGGTACAGCTATTCGTGAAGCGCTTAAGCAAGTGTTCCCAGCTAAAGCTGCTTTGATTGAACGCATTACGGAAGAATGGAGAGAGAATGCTAAACGTCGTATGAACAAATGGGGACGCTTAGAATATTATGATGGGTGGGTAAAAGGATTGGACGGCTCTCCTGTATTCATTAGGGCTGAACATACAGTGTTAGTGTATGCGGTACAGGCAGATGAGGCCATCTATATGACTGCTGCCTACAACTTAGCCCATAAATATCTCTCTAGGCATTTTGTGTGGGGAGAGGATTATGTAGTTGTATGTTGGTACCATGACGAGATAACAGTGGAGTGTCGGGATGAAATCAAGAAGGAGGTGGCAACTCTTCTGGAGAAAGCGTTCGACACAGCTACAAAACATTTCAAACTTAGAGTGCCTCAAATTGGAGAGGCATCAATTGGACATAACTGGCTGGAGGTGCATTAATATGAAAGTTAATTACGACAAATACGGCAAGAAATATTATTTCAATGATGTTAAGCCCATGACATTTGCTGAGCTTGAGCAATTCAAAGAGGAGCTACAGGCCATTGTAACAGATGTATACATGGAACAATTGGCAGAGCTTGATATTGGCGCAGATGATTGTGAATCGGGAGCATGTAAAATCTGATGAAAACAGGAAGCAAGGTGGTACTAACTAAAGACATCCCCTACGACGGGGGTGTTGTTAAGGCAGCAACAGAGGGAGAAGTTGCTGGTATTGTAGTGATAAAAGGAGAAGAGATTGTTCTATTTAATCCGTTAGATACAACTGAGATTTATGCCGTAAACATTAGTTCCGTTAAAAAATTAAAATAATAATAAAAAGAGGTATTACATATGGCTTTAAAAGCACCCGCTACTACTCCGAAACGTCCAGCAGCTAACCGCGTTAAGCAAGAAGAGTTGCCAGTGGATAACTATCCATGTCGTGTAGCTCAAGTGATTGACATGGGCCGTCACCACAAGGAAGTGTGGAATGACGCAACTAAGAAGTTTGAGGTGGCATATGACAAAGCCCCTGTTCATCTTCTGCGTCTCACTTATGAATTCACGACAGAGTTTATGAAGGATGAGGCAGGGAATGAACTAGAGGATAAACCGCGTTGGCTGTCAGAGGAGTTCCCTCTATACGCATTGGACAGTGACCTTGCCACTTCCACTAAGCGCATGAAGGCATTTGACCCTGACTTCTCTCTGTATCAAGGAGATTGGGAGAAAGTGTTGACAGCTCCTTGTGCCGTAACTGTAGCACATAAGAAGAATGGCAGTGCTAAGGTGGGGAATGTCTCCAAGCCAATGAAGGGTATGATGGTGGCAGAGCTTAAGAATGAGCCTAAGGTATTCTCTCTAGATGAGCCAGACATTGACATCTTCCGTTCATTCCCTGAGTGGATTCAGGAGCGTATTAAGGCTAACTTGGATTTCGAAGGGAGCGCCCTTCAGAAGGCTTTAGATGGGCAGCCTGTAGGGCAGGTCAAGAAGGAGGAGAAAGTGGCTGAGAAGCCCGTACAGGAGGTGCAGCAGTATGCTGCCGAGCCTGATGTAACAGAGGAAGATGATGAGGATAATCCATGGTAGTGTTAACTGTGGTAGTGTGTATTCTGATTTATTGTTTCATTGGTGCAGTTACGCCGAGTTAAAATAATAACAAAGCCTCAAGGAAGAGGCATATAATAAAATGGTGATGTATGAAAATCTTCTTATTGATTATGATGTTCAGTTCAGGAACTGTTACAACCATTCCTTTTGGGAGCGTGGACAGCTGTATTAATGCCGCCCAAGAGCTTTCAGGGAAGGTTCTGACTAGAAATGCTGGGTATATTACTTGCATTTTAGATAAGGGGGCTGAATGACCCCACTCCTGGATGCTGACATTCTTCTTTATGAGATTGGCTTTGCCGCTCAACAGAAGACAGAAGAAGGATTGATTTTAAAATCCGTTGAAGAAGTGAATGAAATGGTAGATGAGCGTATTAAGGAGATTTGTGCAGCTGTATATGCTACAGCTCCTCCTAAACTGTTCATCACTGGTAAGGGTAATTTCCGACATGCCGTGGCTAAGAGCCGTGAGTATAAAGGAAATCGTAAGCAAATCAAGCCGCATTACTATTCCTACATTAAAGCTTATTTACAAGCTCAATGGGGAGCAGTGGTGGTAGATGGGATGGAGGCAGATGATGCCCTATGCATCGAACAAACTAAGAGACTTGCGCAGAAAGACACCATCATCTGTTCAAGAGATAAAGACCTCAAGCAGTGTCCCGGATATCATTACACTTGGGAGTGCGGACGACAAGGAAGTTGGGGGCCAGCTTGGGTTGATACCGCTGGATGTCTTATTCTTAAAGGGCCTAAGAAACTTACAGGAACCGGAGCGTTATTTTTTTACTCGCAGCTCCTTACGGGAGATTCTACAGATACCTACGATGGACTCCAAGGCTGTGGGCCTATCCGAGCTTTCAACATTCTCGACGGAGCAAGAACAGAAGCAGAGATGTACGAGCGGGTATTGGAGGCGTACACTAACAAATATGGCGAAGAGGCTGAAGAGCGTCTTTATGAACAAGCACAACTAGCTTACATGATTCGTGAGGTAGACGATGAGGGAAATCCGGTATTTTGGACTAAACCAGTGGGAGGAGGGAAGGGAGTTTCTGGAGACGCTCCGCAAGAGCGGGAGAAACAGTAATATAAGCGTGAGGGGTGACATCAAAAGGATGCGCTTTATCATAGAGTGGGATGAAGAACTAATTGATTTGGAGAACAAATGAAACCTTTAATCTTTAAAGATGAATGGGACAATGAAATTATCAATCTCAGTATCAAAGAGAGTGGAGATTTTGAATACCCTTTTGAAATTGAAATGAACGACGGTCTGGGAAAGAGCAGCTTATGCTTTAGCAATAAAGAGGCAGAAGCTATAGCAAGCTGGTTACAAGAAGCCCTTCACCCTAATATGGAGAATAAATAATGCTAAAAATATTATCTGGGTATGTAGATATTAGGGATGGAATTCTTACCATGGATTCTTGCCAAGTAGAGGTTTGGAGAGAAGAGGGTAATAACTGCCTGCTCACTGAGCAATTAATAGTCGAAGAGATTAAAAAACATTTTTTGGATTCAGGGGCAGATTTTAGTATTCCGGGGCATTTGGTAACAGATTGCAATTTTATAACCAAATACTTCCCACTTACCTTGGAGAATAAATGAATTGGACAGAGAGCAAATTTCAATCATTCATTAAATCAACATTACGTAAAGGCACCACTAGATGGCCTCCTAAATATGAGGTGTTAAATGCTGCAAAACGAGGAAAGCAAGTTAATACGCAAACTGGGCGTACAGCTGAGCACTATGAATGCAATCTTTGCCACCATTCTTTTCCAGCTAAGCTGGTCGTTGTGGACCACATCGACCCTGTTGTCCCTCTTAGCGGCTTTACTAGCTGGGATGATGTTATACGACGCATGTTCTGTGATGCGGTCGGTTTACAAGTGTTGTGTAAAGAATGTCACAAAATAAAAACTAAAGAAGAAAACGCTCAACGTAAGCTATATAAAAATAATAATAAAAAGGCTTAATACAATGAAAAAACCTGAACTATTTAATGATATTGAGAATCCTATTCTCCGTGCGTACAATCGTGCCATCACCGCTGTCTCCATCCATCAAGAAGAAGGGGAGCGAGCTACACGCAGCTATTTTGAGAACTTCTCTGAACAAGAGCGTCTCTCTGTAGCAGCCATGCTCATGTCCATTCAGAAAGATGCTGATGAAACTAAGAAGCGTGTGGGGGCAGAAGTAGATGCGACAACTCATTAATAATCTGCTTATGTTCTCTGTGTTCACTACTATGTTTATTCTTATCGGAGGTATGTATGTCTAATTATGTTCTGTCTTTTAAATTCGAAGGTGTAAGTGATGAAGTGGCTGAGAAGTTTGCTAAGGCAGCAGCCAGTGTTGTCAATCAGCTCAAGCAAGAAAGCTATGATGGAGTGGACAATTTACAAGTGGCAATTGTTCGTGTGGAGGCGCAAGATGCTGAAGATTGAGATTGAAGCGTATTATGAATACAATGACACAGCGTGTGACTGTTGCGAGGGGGATTGGGACCTGGTGTCCTTAGTGCTGTTTGACGGAGGGGTGGTATACCGGACTGACTGGCTAGAAGATGCGAAAGCTTTTGTCCTGGATTGGATTACTAATAACAAAGATGTGGCCTACGATTTGGAGATAACGGTTGAAGACTACCCAGAATGAGTCCCCTGTAGAATATTGCCGCAGGAAACAAGAGGAATGTTTAGACCGAGGGGACGAGAAAGGAGCGCTCGTCTATTATGAAATGGCTAAGATGTGGATGCAGAGGGAGAAGAAAGATGAGTAAGTATAACCGTGTATGTAAGGGCGTCACAATCGACGTGTATGACGTTCTGACGGCCTTTAATGTGACCAACCCTGCCCTACAGCATCTAGTCAAGAAAGCTCTCTGTTGCGGGTTGAGGGGCCATAAGGACAAGGCTCAGGACATGGCTGAGATATTGGAGAGTGCTAAGAGGGCAGTGGAGCTAGAGGGGGACCTCCAAGAAGAAGGTGAGATGGATTACGCACTTGAGGCGCTAAAGCTGCAAGCTAAAGCCCTGGGTGGAAATTATAAGAAATGGCAAGTGGAGAAGTAATATGACAACCATCGCGTATAAGAGTGGTGTATTAGCAGCAGACAGCCGTATGACTAAAGCTGATGGAACGCTTGTCAGTGACACTTACAGCAAGATTGTAGATTGCGAGGATGAAGAATATACAATTCAAGGAGAGCGTGTACTAGCGTTTGCCCTGTCTGGTGTAGCTAAAGCCCGTAGCATCTTAGCGTATGCATTGGCGGAGGGCATCACCGTAGCATCTGCGCTAGATACTGATGACTTCTTTAGTGCCATTGTAGTGACAGAGGATAGAGCCTACCACGTCTCTAAAGATGAAGATTCAGCTCAATTAGATATTCTGGGGATTGAGGAAGGAGAGCCATTCTGTTGCGGCACAGGAGGGAAGATTGCACATCACTACTTGCTACATTATGAAGTGGACCCCGTAGACGCCGTAGTGCAGGCAATTAAGAGTGATGTGTTTTCGGGAGGGGAAGTGGAGAGATGGAGCAGAGCGTAGATAATTGGCAAAGGGCGGGGATGGACCCTCGCTGGGAATGTTATAAAAATACTCCATATAATAATACTAAAAAAGAGAGAGACTATGAATTATTCGAAAGAAACAATCTCAGCCGTAATCGCCCTAAAGAAAGCGGGAGTAACACACCGTAGTATTGCTAAGCAAGTGTTTGGGAAGAAGACAGCGGCGTCCTCCGTGTGGTACATCCTTAATGAATATTATTACAATAAGCAGGAGAAGAAAGAAGGCCCACGCATCTTAATCTTTGATATTGAGACAAGTCCAGAGCTTGGTTATGTATGGGGGCGCTTTAAGCAATTCCTTGCTCCTGTTCAAGTGAAGCAACGAAGCTTTATGTTGACATGGAGCGCTAAGTGGCTGGGGGAGGAAGAGGTATTAGATGATGCGATTCCAGAATATAGGAATAAATGCGAACAGGGACAGGGCTATGGCGAAGAAGATGACCGTGAGATTGTTTCTAGTATGTGGCGTCTGTTGGATAGCGCTGATGTGGTTGTTGCACATAATGGGCTTCGCTTCGACCTCCCTTATCTCAATAGCCGTTTTGCTTATCACAATTTCGGGATGCCGTCGCCGTTTAAAGTTGTGGATACTTGCAAGATTGCGAAGAAGTATTTCCGCTTTCCAGCGAACTCTCTAAAAGAGCTGGGGATTTATTTGGGGATAGAAGTTCCTAAGCTAGACACTGATTTCCAGCTCTGGGTTGATTGTATGGAAGGGAAGAAAGAGGCGTGGGAATATATGGTGGAGTATAACCGATATGACGTTAAGCTGCTTGAAGAGGTTTACTTACGACTTCGTTCTTACGATAAGAGCGCACCTAATCTCAGCTTGTATTTTGATGATGATGCTTTACGCGACCCAGTGACGGGGAGCACGGAGGTAGTAGAAGATGGATTTGCTTACACCGCTCAGAGTAAGTTCCAAAGCTATAAGGGACCTACCGGGCATTCATTCCGTTCCACTAAACGAGTTAAGGGGGTCAAGAGTGTTAACACGCAATGATGAATACGATTTCTTTTAACTAGGAGGTGGTCCCTATCTTGACTCTTAGGAATAGACTAAGCGGAGGGGCTCCCGGGAGGGAGCTGCCCTCTTTTTTTATTTATAAATACCCCTCATACCAAGCAATACTTGCTGTAATATCCTGAGCCTGACTATCCAAGCTAGTTATACGCAGAAGATAAGCAGTGTTGGGCAGCATATACAATGGCTGCTTAAGCTCTGCAATCCCTCCCTGCCCTTGGTTGGAAGTATTCCCAATAGCGTAAGAGGTGGCTATAGTCTGCGTACCAACCGCCGTTACTGTAGGCCCAATACGCAATTGAATGGTAGAAAGGTCCCCGTCCCCAGTCAGGTCATTAACACTATACACCGGGTCTAGAGTGCCGCCTGTAAACGTAGGACCTCTGTAGATAGAAGCACTAACTCCCAGTCCACTCCTTCCTACCTCCCTCTGAAACAGATAGACAGGCAATGCTCCCACAGTGAAGATGCTGTCTACGTTAGCTCCTGCTGCCACAGCTGTAACCCTACGAGATGCGTTATAAAGCCTTCCTGTCCTAGTCCCTTCCTGAATAATAGACCCATCCCTTAAGGCCCTCAGTACACCTTCATTCCATGCCATTAAATCCCCCACACTACAACGTTAACGGTCTGTGAATCTCCTAGCGTGTTTCCAGATGCTCCCAATACCACCACACTCCCAGATGCAGCAGAAGTCGTAGCAGCCGCTACAGTGGCCACAGCAGCCGTTCCAATGGCTGTCCCCCCAGATACCACAGAGGCTTGAATGCCATACAACGTAGTGAGCCCAGAGATGGAGATAGACCATAGGCCAGAAGAAGCTGTAGTGGTGTAGAGCTGTACACGAGGAGTGGTAGCTATAGCGGCGTTGTTAAGAGTGACAACAGGAACAGTAGGCTTGCCAGTGAGCGTAGAATACGCCAAATATCCGAATGGAGCAGAGCCGCTCCCATTAGCTACAGGAACTTGACCAGAGGCAGCCGAAGCCGCCCCCTTGCACTCATGGAGGTCAGCGCCCGTCAACCCCGAATGTTGAACGTTAGCCATTCCTTCTCCTTAGCTAAGAGCGATAGCTGTGATGACACCGTTGGCTACAGTGAATGTAACCGTGGTGGAATAGGTGCCAGTAGGAGTGACACCCGTGAGGGCTTGAGAGGAAGTGATGATGGCAGCGTTAGCCGGGAGACTTACACGCTGTACAGCGCTTCCAGAGATGACATAGGTGGCGCTAACCGTTTTAGTGTTAGCAGAGTTAGCAGCGGTTACAGTACCCCCATTGCTGACAACCGCTTGAGTAGCAGTAGGAGATACAGGAGCAGAGATAGTACCAGCATTAATCTTTGCATAATAAGCCGCCATTGCGTCTACAAAGTTAGTCTTGGTAGTAGAACCAACCTGACGGTAATAGGCAGCAGCAGCCTTCGCCCAAGAGCGATGGTTCTGAGAAGTCTGAGCATTGAAGAACTTCTGACTCTCAGTACGGTAGTTATTATTTGCCATTTACTTATTTTCCTTTTTTACGTCCACCGGTTCCCCGGTTATCAGCACGATTGGCCTTCACTGAACGGGCCCGAAGATTCTTAGTCGACTGGTCCGCTGTATTTTTATTACGATGGTCCACGTCCTTGCCGTCCCCTTTCTTCACCTTCCCTGCCTTCTCCATCTTACGTCTTGACGCGTTCCGTTCTGCACGTCTCTTCTTCTGTTCCGGGGAGCCGTTGTACTTACGCTGACGTACACTGTCAGGCTTAGCCCCCTTCTTATATTGTCCTTTCGCAGGCATTAGTTCATCTCCTCTTGATATTTCCTAGCTGCGGCCTTATCTGCATTAGCACTATCCAATGCTGCCTTCCAGTCTGCCAGTGCTTTCACTGCTTCACCAAACGTAGTGGGAACATCCTCTGGATATGGAGTAGGTTCTAGATAGCGGTCAGGAACCTTGCTTACCGTATAGTTCGTTGAGCATCCGCTGAGTGTTATCGTCAAAAGGCACATCATTACAAGTATTGCCTTGGAGAGCTTCATTCAGTTTTTCCTTCCAGTCTTGACGCTCTTTAGCAATCTTCTCCTTATCTGCCTTGAGCTGTTTATCAGCTTTATCCTGTGCCTTCTTATCTTTCTCGAAAGTGTCTATGGTTTGCTGCTGAGAAGCGATTGTAGCGTCCTGTGAGGCTATTGTAGAGTGCTGGTATACCAACCCTACAGCCATCAATACAAAAGCCACTACAGCCGCTCCTAGAGCGATTTGCTTAACGCTTAAGGGCATTGAGAGCCTCCTGTGGAGATTTAAAACCATTGCCTATAGCTTGGCTCTGCCACAGCCTACGCTTCCACAGTCCATAACACACTTTATTCCCAGGTGTAGAGCAATCATATTTCTTACCATTACGCGTAATATACTTCCACTCTAATACGTATTTACTCGCCATCCGATAATCACCTTTGATGATAGCTTTCTTCACTTTAGAATTATTGAAGCCTGTTACGCCAATGTTGTAAGCCATGTCTAGTACACCAAGAGCCACCACATCAGGAGTGGAGGAAGGGATGCCATCAAACACTTTCGCGTGAGCAACAAGGCTTTCTTGAAGCTGTTTGTCACATTGAGATTTAGAACGGACCTCCCCAAGCTTAACACCTTTGGTTTCACCGTAACATATTGTAGCAACTCCAGCCCCATCATAGTATGTCCTCTCACTATACCCCTCATTATGTTTCACCACTCCCACCACTGAGGCAGCCAGAAGGCCACCTCCGATAGTGAGACGTTTAATCCAAGTGTTCATCTACGTTAACCCCACGTGTCTTAATGGATTCCAGAATAGCTTTGTGCATCTCTGCGTCCCGCTTGTCCTTCTTCCATTGCCAGTAGGCACCGCCCACCAGACCAATGAGAGCTACTAAGATACCAACAATGTAGCTCCATGATGCAAGGTCTAGATTGCTTAGCCATATAAGCATCCCTCCAGAGCTGGCCTGCCCTGCCACTACATATTTACTCTCCATCACTGTACCTCTTGGATGTTGTCAGGAGAAGAACCGAAGAACGCCTCCTCATTCTGTTTAAAGTATTTGGAGTAGTCTTGGCTGCCGTCCATATGAGCGGCTGCACGGATGCTCTTGTTGATGAGAGGGGCCACTTTCTTCTGCAGCTCTCTTGCCTTAGCCATAACGCTAGGGTTACGTTCAAATCCCGGAGCTGGGGAGAAGCGGATGCTGTTCCCTGTCCACACATAACGAACAGCCGTAGGAGTGGCTTCCTGAGTGACAGAGCCTGTCGGAGAAGCGCCCCCCATTGCTGGGAAACCTCCAGCTGGCAGGGAGGAAGAGAGAACAGTTTTATTCTTCTCCCATTCATCACGTACAGCTGGAATGAGCTTATCGTTGTAGTTAATCTGTACAGCGTTCTTAGCCCCCTCTACCGCCTCTACGCTAAACTTAGCACCATTGGCTTGTAACGCTAAGAATTCAGGGGAGGCTAAATAATCCATAGCCGCATTAAGCTGGGAAGGATTCTTCTGAGCAGAGGAGAAGTCTGAGATTCCCTGTAACACTTGGTTAGCATGGGCTTCCACTTCCTTGAACGTCTCTTTAGGGTCCACCACTCGTGGGTCTTTGTTACCTAGATTTTTAGTCACTTCCCTGATGGTATCGAAGTATGCCTTAGTTTGTGCCTGCTCTGCAGGGTCATCTGAGGTCATATTCCCCGGAGCTGCTCCCGTCATAGTACGCTTCACTAAGTCCACCAGTTTAGAACCAAATGCCGCATTGAGGGCGGTAGAGAAGGTATTCCCTGTTAACTTAGAGGCAGTGATAACCTTAGCCATATCTGGGTCAGACATAATTTCCAAATTAGCTCTAACGCTAGAGATGTCTAATTTATTCTGGTATATATCCTTAGTAATCTTGCCGGACATAAAGTCTTTCTGTGCGTCGATAATGTCATTGATGGGTTTAGTCATCGCATCAACATAATCGGCACCAGCTACACCACGAACTGGCATGGTGAGAGATGCGAAATCCGCCTTCATCTTCTCAAGCTGAGCCAGCCCCGCTTCCTGAGAAACTTTCCCTGCTGCTACATCATCCGCAAGTTGCGCAAGATTAGAACGAGTCTTATCAAAAAAGGATGTTGCCACGTCCGCAGTAGCCTGCTGAACCCGCTTACGATATTTAGTTTCCTGCAACTGGGCCTCAGCGTTGGCGCGAGATGCACGGGAAGCGGCAATTGATTCCTGAGAGGATTGAATAGCCAGTTTCTGCTGAGTGATGCCCAGCTGTTTGGAATAGAATTCCATCTGGTTAATCTGATGCTGTTGAGCCCTATATTGGTTAAGGCCCTCAGCCTGCTGCTCTGGAGTCATTCCCGGATTGATGAAACCAGCCGCCGTAGCTGCCTTCGTGTCTGCCTTAATCTGCTGGTCTACAGCTGTGCCCTGTGCCAGAGTGTCACCAATCCCCTCAGTGCCTGAGAGGCTCTTGGAGAATGTGGTGAGCTGTTCAGCCAAGTCTGGACGGTTAGCCAAGATTTCATTGTACAGAGCGCGCTGTTGACGCTGCGCACTGGCTTGGGATAGAGCTCCCTGCTCTACTGCCGCGTTGAGGGAACTCACTCTCTTAGCGTAGCCCGCAAGGGCTTTATCTGCCTGCGCCTGCTTAGCTGCCTTCTCTCCCTGAGCAAAGCCTTGAACTAGCCCTGTAGCCAAATTACCAATCCCTTGGAACAGGCCACTCCCTGCAATAGTTGTTGCTGTGGAAGGGGCAGGGGCAACCGCCTGCTGCGGCTGCACACCTCCAGACACTCCACTAACATCTGACGTATCAAAAAGTCCTGCCATTATTTACCCTTCTTATTCTCTTCCGCTAATTGTTTCAGAGCTTCCTGATTCATGTCAACGATAGCTTTAAGGTTGTCCTTCTCTTCCGGAGAAAGAGGGGCCTTATCAAACAGCGCGTTCACTTCATCATTATCTGCCCATTCAGACAATTGCATAATAGTTTTGAATACCCGCATATCCCCATCAGCAATAGACTTCTTAAGCTCCCCCATGAATATCTGTTGGGCTCTTGGGTTATGTCCATAGATTGACATTGCGGCGTTCATTACCTGTACTTGGTACATGAGCTGGTCTCTAGTTAGATTGTCCTGAGAAGCTCTGCGTGCAAACTCCTTATAGACAGCCTTAACATCCTTTTCCATATTCTCATTCAAGGTAGAAGCCTTCTTCATAAGCTCATAGTAGTTCACCTCCCCTTGAGTGGGTATCCCAAACGCCTGTGCTATGGCCTGAGTTGTGGTCATATTATCAGCAATTACGCCGCCATATGAATTGAGCTTCTGTCCATACTTAAGAATATGGAGGGCTTTGAATGCAGCTGATGTCCCAGATGCCAGATTTCCCACCTCTGTTACAACGTTTCCATAACGAACAGGAAGCGCTTCGTCAGCTAGACCCCCAAGACCAACCAAAGAACCTAATGTCTTCATCAGATTTGTAACCCTAGGGTTAGTCCCAAAGAACAGACTCCCTGCCGGGGACTCCGCAATCATCCCACCAATCCCTTCGTCGAATAGCGCGGAGGCCATGTCCAGCACCCCTTGAGGGTCCACAGGGTTCATGCTCCCCTTCACTGACAGTTCAGGAGACTTCCCACCACTGAACATCAGGCCCAAGCTGTTATTGATGAACGCGGAAACCAGACCTTGCGTTACAATCTCCCGCAATACAGGGTTCTCTGGTAATTCATCAGAGAAGGCTCTGTAGATGGTTTCAGTCCCTGCACCGTACATCATAACAAACGCAGCCCCTACCTGCAGTTTCTGCTTGGTACTAAGTACACGGTTAGTGGTGACTAAGCTGATGAACTTATGAGGGACGTTCATAAACTGAGTTACCATCGCCACAGAGGCACGGGTATATGGCATAACCCCAGCCCGGCGGTCAAAGTTACCTGTGAAATTACGTGCTTTATGGATTATGTCCTCAATCTCTGCCGGAGTAGCTTTCCCTGCTTTACCTCCCAGCTTGTCGTAATAAAAAGTCTTATACGCCATAAACTGGTTGATATGCTCCCCTAAATCAAAGCCGTACTTACGCGCTATCCCTAAGGTCTTCCTAACAGGAGATGTAATAATATCCTTAGCTGCTGCCGCTCTTGTGGTTGAGGCGTTGGTAGTCAATGTCTTCATTGAATCAATAAATTCATTATGACTAACAGCGTCTGCCATGCCGCTATTGCGGAAGGATTCCACCATGTCTAGAAACTTATCATCTCTCCCGTACATTTTAAGAACCTGATTTGACACCTGACCATTCCTAGTATGATACAAAGAGTATAATACCAAATCGTCAACCATTCTGAGCCCTTCTGCTGGTTTAATAGCAAACAGAGCTAAAGACTGGGCTGACTGAACTACCAACTGCCGAAGCGGTGCCATAACCAAGTAGAGGTTGTACACCAGAGACTTAGCAGTAGTGGTGGGACTCCAGTCAGACGCAGTTCGTACTGTACGCTCCAATCTGCCAAAACCTGCCTCACCTAGCGCAGTAGCTACCCCATTAGCAGTTCCTTTGTACAGGTCATCTACTCGGTTGGTGTATCCATTGTCCTGCGCCCTGATATACTCCCACGTGGTTCGTGCATCAGCCGCGAGCTTACTGGTTCCCTCAATCTCATCCACGGTGCGAGGAAACTTCTGCTGCCCTTTAACGGTAGGAAGAACCTCCCCAAACTGGGCCATGAAACGCGCCTTAGCTGTATCACTCCAGTTCTGGTAAGACACTCGGTCTGACAAGGCTCTGATTGATGCCATCAAGCTCTCAGAAGGAGATTGGATGTGCATATGTTCCATGCCCGCATTAGTCCCGTAAGCATTCTCTAAACGCTTGCCGCGTAGACGCTCTGCGGACATTCCCCCGGACAGCATTACCTGCCCCTCCGCTTTATCCCTGTCACCCCCACGGTAGTCCCCACGTACTCGGTATTCACCACCGGCTTTCTCTGTCATGCTCGTCATATACTTGTTGGCGCTAACAGCGTCAGGAGCCGTAGCAATAGCTTCCCAAGACACATTGCCTGAGCCGTCAGTAACCTTGCGCTCAATGAAGTGCGGGTCTTTATAGCGGACAGCATAATAGCCATGGCGATAGTTGAGCATTACATCATCCTGACGGAAAGCCCTGATATATCCTTTACCTGCTGCATTGGGGTTGATGACGTGTAGGGCTTTTACCCCGTTCACATCAATAGAGTGGGCCATTTTAGAAACAGCCTTTCCTTCAGCGTACAGGGTATCTATCTCATGACGGGACAGATTACGCACAGTGTCTGTAATAGCATCGTAGACAGTGGTATTATCGGCAACACGGGACGCTGGTAAATCGCGGGCGGCCTTCTTGAACCCTACCTCTGGAATCTCTAACAGACCGTATCCACGTTTCTCGTAATTACGAACCACAGCTTGGTTGTTAAGCCACCAGTTAGTGTCCTGTACGCTCTTCCAGCTTTCGAGCATTCCAATCTCTTTCTGGCTGAACCCTTCTGCACGCAACTGGGCATAATTCAAAGGCTGCCCTTTGAAGTTCATCTCCTTGATTTTATCATCTAAGGCTCGGACACGGCCCCAGTTTAAGGTCTTAGTTCCTTTGATAAAGTCATCGGCAGCTTTGTGCAGCAGCTTCTCCAGACGTGCCCCACGAGTTCCTGCTACTACTGCCCCTTTCATTAAGTCAGGATGGTAGATGGAATCGGGAGTGAACAGGTTAGTGGTAAAAGAGCCTTCTCCAGAAGAACCAGGAGCTTTTGAAAAACGGTCTGTATAGTTCCATTTAACATCCAGAGAACTGAACTGCGGTGCGTCCAAGTCTAAGTGGTCATAGTTATACTTATGGCTAATTTGTAACAGGTAGTCCCCATTAAGCTCAGCTCCCTTTCCGGCTAGAAGAGCGGCTTTGTCATCCTTAGATATAGGGGCGTAGTCATCCCCACGACGAACTAGGATTTCAATCTCATCCTGAGTTATGCCGTATTTACGCAGTGCATACTGAGCCTTGTCTACAGCATCTTTAACGCTAGACCACCCGCTGTCAGATGGGCCGTATACAGCTTTAATATTTAGAGGCCCCCCTTCCGCAGAAATGGAAGACATTTCTTTACGGGCCACCATGCCAAGCGTGTTCATGAAGTCATTAGTTACGTTAGCGTCTAGGGCAGCTTTCTCAGACAGTGTGAGATGGGAGAAGCCAGAGCTGTTGGAATACCAGTTGATAACGTCAGCATCAGGCATGAACTCAAAGTCAGAGTTACGCTCTGGGTGGGAAGTCTTGGAGGAGACCGACCCACTCTCTGTGGCTACTTGAGGGGAGACGCTATGTGCAATAGCATCTTCACGACTAGCACCAAAAGCACCATTTGCGATATCCCCAGTAGTGTCTTTTTCAACAGCCTGAAAAAGGTTACGAGCCATTTCTGGATTTGCATCTTTGATTACCTGTGAGAGAGATGTGGGCTGTACATCAGTAGTGGTGAACTGCCTACGGGCATTACTGACAGCTACCTCATTCCCTGTAACCAGATTCCCCTCTTGGTCGAATGTACGAGGGCCTTCTTGTTTTCCAGTTTTCCAGTCTGTCTGAGGAGACGGCCTTCTTGGGGAACCCCCACCAAACCGGGCCCCTTCCGCTAGGTCATCACCGGCTCGCAATGTTCTTGTGGCAGCCGCAGCCGTCCCGCCAACAAGTTTAATGGCTCCCAGCAACCCTGTTACATCCAATACACCAATTACGTTGGCAACAGTCCTGTCAGTGACATCAAAATCGCCTGTTTCCGTCATACTACGCACAAGGGCGAAGTTGGCGTGGTCACGCTCTTCTGGGAGGAGGATAGTGGATCCACGTTCAGCAGCCATGTCTACAACTTTCTGGAGAGCAGCGGCACGTTGTTCAAATGGGATTTTGTTAAACGCGTCTGCTGCCTCTTTTGTGGCCTCTCCGGGGAGAATTGTTCCCCAGATTTTAGATAATACCCCACCCCCTGCAATATCCTGCGCCAGAGAGGCGGCCTTGTACCCCCACACAGTTGGAACAAGGTCTTCAGCCATTCCCACATAGGTGGCAGTTTTAGTAGCGTCCTGCTCCAGCTGCATTTGATTGTAAATCTTCTGCTTTTCACGCTGGTATTCAAGGACAGTGTTAATGCCTGCTGCCCACACACCCCTCATGGAAGCTGCTTCTTGTGTCTCATTCGGAGCAGGCTTCGCTGCTTCCTGCGTACCAACCATAGCTCGTAGACGATATAAGTCAGAGTTGGGGTCGTTGATACGAGCAAGAGCATTAGCTTTAAATTCATCAGCCACCTCTGGGTTAGTCAGGAAGTCAACAGAGGAGCGACGATAGGCTTGTGTGTTATCTTCCTTAGCTGCCTTAGTCACTTCGTCAGCTGTAGGGCTGTAGCCAAGCGTGTCGTATTCATCACGAATGGTGTTGTATGTACCAGCCGTATCTCCCGGATTGGATGATAGCATTGATACATGGGCAGCAATGTTTTGGTTAGAGCTTGCGTTCGTCACCGGAGCAGCAAGCTGGTCGTCAGTTTGAAAGTCTGCCAAATCATTAGTTGCGCCTGCGTTAAACTGGTCAAGCTCTGCCATTGGTTTTCCTTATCTATATTGAAACTTAAGAGGAACTGGACCCGGAGGAGGAAGTTCCATCACTGAACAAATTAGCCAACCCCTCTCCGGCTTTTGGAGCAGCTAGGTTCATAGCCAATCCCCCAATCTGCCCGATAGCCCCTGCGGTCTGTGCAGCACTCTGTGCATTGAGGGCTCTCTGGTTAGCCGAGTAGATTCCAGATGCCGCAGTTGAACGTCCAGACATTGTAGCGAGGTTACTGGCTACATTAGAAGAGAGGGCGGAGAGAGAACCTAGTTCTCCCGAACTATCTGAGGCCCCTTGGTTAACAGCCCCTTGCTCTATCTGCGCTGCTCTAATTCTCTGTTGCCTTACCTGCTGCCTGCGCTGGTCCATCTCTTCATTCTTGCGCTGCGCCTCTGCAATATCCGATGCTTCTTTCTGAGCGCCTGCAGCCCTCTTAGACTGGCGCTGCTGTTCAGTTACACTATAAGTTGTAGCGGCTGCACCAACGGCAGCAACCACAATAGCTGCTGTTTCGATTCCGATGATAGTTCCTTAGCAGTCCTCAAGACTGTCTCCAAATACATACACCTCAAATCTTTTACCCTCGGCTTCAAAGGTATTACATAACACCCCTCCAGCCAGCTTACTGAGTTTTCCTTTAGGCCCCTCTTCAACATAAGAGAAGACGGGCTTGTCATAGCCCATCTCCCTAGCCTGCTCAATAGTTTCTCTAAGGGCCCGTCTTATTTTCTTAATAGTAGATTTATTGTGAATATACAGTTCGCAATGGAAGAAAAGAAAACCTCCAGCGTATTCCCCTCTTGCATAGAAGTCATCTCCTACGTAGAGGTCTTCAATTCTACTTTCCATTAAACGCTCCCGTTAACCATCATTACGTGCGACCAACCCAGAAGCTTAAACGATTTCTTAGGCTCTGTTTTAAATAACAACGACAGCACTCTCCCTCTACCCCTCAGCCTGTTCCTCGTGACAACCACATGGTTCCCGTCATTGAATGGAGAAGAGTTGTCCTCTGGGACCCACAGACGTGTATGTCTGTAAGCTTGGAATGTCGAGGTCCATTTGTTAGAATCTGCTAAGTTTGTCCAGCTCCACTGCCCCTGCACTAATACAGAACTGGCATTAACTGGTTCATATTCTGAATCAAACCCTGTCTCTGTCTTAATGCAATACACAGTAAGCAGAGGAGCTTGCTTCTGTCGTTGATAATCCCCGCCGCCTGTCCAGCCGGTTAGGAGGTAAGCTGCTGCATCAACACCTGTTCCATCCTTACTCACCCAGTCTGTGAACGTACTGTCTCTGTAATAAGAGAATGTGAGCTTAAGGTCCCCAGATTGCTCACTGTCTATAGTGACGAAATACGTCTCAGATACTCCAGATAATACAGAGGAATCCTGCACCACCACAGTGTTGACAGAGGAATCAACCACTGTATCTTGTGACCCAGTAATTACCTGCGTAGACTCCGTAGTCACTTTAAATGGAGGAGTTTTTACGTAGGCAACCATTCTAGGAAATGTTCCAGATACAGGTGCTACATCTGATATATAGAACGCGGATAAGTTAACATCCAGAATCAGCTCCCTAGTAGAACCAGAGGAGGACGCTAGATTATTAAACATCCATCTTACACATCGTGTATAGCGGTCGTATGTGGACTGACAAGCAACTTTATTTCCGTAGGCTATCTCATCATACAGCTCTTGGATTGTAGTGTTAGAGATGTTATTAGCGGCCCAATCCCCATACTGATTCTTAGTGACATGATAAATGCCATCCTCAGACCAATACATAAATGTGCTATCCACTAACACCACTGAGCCCGGAGAAATACATCCATATTCAGCCAGCTTGGTGGTCATGTAGTTGGTGGCAGAGAAACCGTAGCCACTGCCCCCTGTAATCTTCCAGACGCCGTTCTCAGCTACAACCATCAAGGCATCACCTACGTTAACCATTGCTGAGATGTTGTAGGCCCCATCAAGTCGTAAGAACCCGCCGTCTGTATCTACTAAGTCTGGTGTCTCAGAGGAAGTGGGGTCCCCATCTTGGTAGCATTTATAGATATCTGAAATCTTATCTACTAAGCGGCTAAACAGAACGTATGAAGTCATACGAGGAGATTCTTTATCCCCGTCAACAACCTGAGAGCTGAACCCAGCAAACCAAGCACGTCCAGCGTATGTAGCTACTACAGAGGCCCCACCGGGTGTAGCATCTGTGGGTAAGGAAGTAATTGGATATTGGAGCTCTGGGTATGTGTTATATAAATCATGTACAGCTTCTAAACGGGATGCCCCACGATTCATCGCATCGATAATGAAGAATCCCATGGGAGCTAGGTTAGTACCCAATGGGTTATTTAGATTATCTTTCTGAAAATATCGACGGGTGTTGCGGTCATCGCTGTCGTTAGCATTAGCGTACAGGTAGGTGATTAGGTTGTCAGAGTTGGCTTGAAATGTGCCCTCTTCTTCATGGAAAGAGAAGATAGGGCAGGTAGAGGTTTCAGCATCATCGCCATCACCACGATAGCGAGGATAGGCGAATGTTTGATTACGCAGATTATAAATATGAGCGTCCGTCTGAACAGAAGGTCTTACCTGTACTCCCTGTCCTGTACGAAGGTCTTGCCCGTTAATTATATCTTCTACCCCAAACATATCTCGTATCTTAAGACGGGAAGTAGTCTGGGAGATGTTAGTTCCATCGTAATCGAATGCGTATATGTCACCAGAGCCCGTGGCAGCCACTAGGATGCCGTCAACAGCTGCTAGGGATATCTTACTAGTGACGTTGTTCCCAATGTCGTAGGTGGCCTTTACAGCAGCGCTAAGCACTGTCGCTGTGTTATCAATGAAGGTGAGTCTACGTCCTGATTGTACCACAGAGAATTCACTCTCAGTGAAACCCCCCGGTTGTTTCCACACAAAGGAGTTGAACACTGGATTCTCTGCCGCAGATACATTTGCCGAGAAAGTGGCGTATCCCTCCTCATAGTCCATCCCCAATCGTCTTTCACGAGAACCATCTTTATTCAAGACCATGTTCTGTTCATCAATAGACGCATTCTCTGGGAATGTTAGTGGGGAGGCTTCTGTGATTATCCCACGAACAAAGGTGTTAACCTCAATCGCCGCTGTTTGTCTTGCCATTCTTGTCCGCCTTACCATCCAAATAAGCGTCAATCGCTAGCATAGCGAAAGACGGCGAGGTGTATAAGCCCCGCAACAGTGAAGCGAGGACGCCTTTGCCTACATTAGAGATGGTGTACATCCCCATCCCATTCCCTTTGATGAAATAAGATTTATATTCAATAATCATTTATATCCACGTCTCCCGTAGCTGGGCGAGCGGGCTCCTTTGTGGGCTCTCCATTGCTTACCGGCAAGCCATCGATTCTGTCGTACAGCCTCTTGCTCCGCCTTCTGGTCAGCCTGTTGGTTGAGTTTCATGGAAGCACGGCTCTTAGCCTCTTCCAGCAACAGTGTAAAAGCTTCCTCTGGCAACACAGGAATGAAATCATCTTCCATTAACCAGTTAGGAGTTACATACCCCATTGCCTGTATTTTAGAACTCTGGATGGTGTCCTCTACGTTCTTATTATAAGAATCAAACACCAACACCTTGTCATCGAAAGAAGTCCATACAGTGGGAGGCATATCGTTACGAATGAGGAGCTGTACACCTGAAGGGTCTTGGATGACATCGATATAATCTACAGTGTCATCATACTGATTCTGCCTACGCAGAAACTCATCTGGATAGACATACCTGACAGCTCTATACACTTTCCTGTTGTCTGATTGTAAGCGGCAATCGTAGTTGACAAAGGAGAGTTCGCTGAGGTTCTCTGGAAGGGTTACATGTGTAGGAAGAGAATCATCTCCAGAAGCAATAAGGTTGAGGAGCTGCTGATTGCCCCTCCAATTGCGTACATGCATTAAAGCGAAATATGTGCTCTTGACAATCTGAGCTACCTGTTGACTCTCCACGGTGTCGTCTATGGAGTTTACAGGGTCTGCTGAGAGGTCGTTGAGGATGTCTTGGCAGATATCCAATAAAGTGAGCTTTGCCATCTATCTCTCCATAGAAACAAAAAAGGGAGGCCGAAGCCTCCCCAGAGTTCTTAAGCACCTGCGAGAGCGCCAACAATTTTCTGATAAGTGATGATAACCTTGTCACCAGTGGTTGCACCAGTGAGGGCTACAGCGCCACCTGCAATAACAGGGGCAGCCCAAGTAGCAGCTGTAACTGCCGTACCACCAACTGTAACAGCGGTGACACCAGCAGGCTTCATAACATCGACAATGGCAGAGCCAGCCGGGATTACAAAGCGGTCATCAAGCAGAGCGGAGGAATCATACTGCCAAACAAAGGAGTTCAGTACACCGGAGCTTTCGTCCGGGCCTTGAGCACCAGTAGCAGTACGCGGGCCGTAGAAGTTGTTAACCCCTAAGCCGCTAGTCTTTTCATAAGCCATCAAAATTCTCCTTAGTAGTTAACAGCAGAAGTGATGATAACACCAAGGGTGTCAACACGCTGTACGCCCATACCGTAACGGCAGGTGGTAACGAACTCGTCACGGCGACGGTCTTTGTTACGCTCACCTTCAGTTTTCGGCATACGACGCCATGCAACCATAACAGGCTTAGTCTGGTCATCCAGAACACACATAGCAATGTTTGCTACGGCATTGGATACAGAAGTAGTACCATCAGAGAAAGTACCATGAGGCAGACGGTTAGACAGGATGATGTCGAAACCAAACAGCTGCTGAACAAAGCGCATACCGGAAGCGAGACCGCTACGGAGAATGTTAGCGCCGAAATCAGTTACATCGTGAGTGATGGTAACTAAGCCGTTCAGAGTAGCTTCAACAATCGGGTCAGCAATAAACACACGGCCAGTGTCTGGGACGTTAGCTTTATCGAAAGCCAGACGCATTGCAATGAGCTGACTCAGAGCAAACACGTTGTTGGTTTCAGTAGAAGCGATACGATGTGGGAAGCCGTTAATGGTGTTAGGGTTGGCGTTAGTCTGACCTGCGTTAGCAGTAGCCAAGAAGCGGGTTTCAAACACTTCCTGAATAGCACGAGTGCCCTCAGCAGCACGCTGAGCCATCAGTGCATCAATCTGGGCACCGTCTTCACGGAGGTCATCAGTAACATACCACGCATCGCCTTTGTAATCAGTGATGGTAAGAGTTACTTCACCAGATTCGATTGGGTTGTATACCAGCGGAACATCTTCTGCCGCATCCTGTACGGTTACAGAACCGATGGTTTTAATGTGCAGCGTAGTACCAGAACCAAAGTCGGTTACGTTGCGATAGAACTGCTCACCAAGCAGACCATCATGAAGGTTGAGCAGAATAAATTGGGAATACTGCTCTGCTTCAATGAAGGCAGTGGTGTTAGTAGTTAATTGAGCCATTTAATTTCCTTAATAATCAGAGGAGACAGGTTAACTGTCAATATCGTGTTTCCGATAAACCTCTTCCCTAATCTTCTTCAGGAACTCAATCTGGTCTTTAGATGAGGCTCCACGGAGCAACGACTTACTCGGACTTTTCAACTCGGTGTCGCGAGGGGTGTCCGGGAGCGATACTGTTGACCGCACAGGAGCGCCTGAAGGCGCAGGAGAGGAAGTGTTAAACCATGCTAATACCGCAGATGGGCTGGAGCTTGCGATTTGTTTTACGCTCTCCATAGACATTCCCAATTCAGCAGCTTTACTGGCTAGAACTTCTTTTGCTTTCTCACCATACTTCTGAGTAAGCTGGGCAGATACCGCAGAAAGATTCTGTTCGGCTAATTGCTTTTGCTCACGAGCAGTGAGAGCACGCTGTAACATTGCTTCAACAGCGCTTTCATCCAACGCCTTCGGTGCTTCAGTGGTGGTAGAAGGTGCTTCAGGTGTACGTTGGGTGGCGAACTTGGAGATAGTATCTTCGATAGACGCACGTTGTGCAAGTTCTGCTTGGAGACGCTCAGCTTCTGCCTTCCAACGTTCCGCCTCAGATTTAATCTGGGGAATGTATTCTTGGCTATGCTTTAACGCGTCAAGAGCAGTTTCAATCGAGTTATACTTAGGTTCACCGCGTTCATTCTTAATGGACATAAGCTGGTGGGCAAAGATATCCGCAGATGACGCATGAGTTTCTTCAGGAGCCTCTTGGGTAGTTGGCTTCTGTTCAAAGATATCAGACATGTCAAATCTCTCTAGTAGTTAAGTATAAGGGTTTATACTTTAATTATTATAGAAGATTTAAAGAGTAATTAATTATTATATTAAATATTATATAATTAACTATGCCCCCTAAATCCCCCATACTATATAACCATTCTTAGTCGTAAGTTCGTACAACTTTTTATTAAATATTTTTTTCTTTTTCTTCTAGCGTAGACATCATCCTCTTGATGGCTCTCGCGTAACCTACTGAATCAGCTTGTTTAAATGCCCAATTAGGGTTGTCATACGCGTTATCAGAAGTTTTAGAGGAAAGCTCCTCGTCTAACATAGACTGGAGCATCTCCATCATTCTGCGTCTCAGGAAGGAGGACGCCTTGAAAGCGTCCTGAATATCCTTAGCCTCTTGACTCCCTCGTTTCAACCCTTTAGTCCATAGCGTATTCATCACATACCCCCTGTACCAACAGATTGTTCAACAGCCAAGTCCTCTTGGGCCTGACCAGCCTGACGGGCTGTCTCTTGGTTCTCCCCAACAGCCACATTAGGACTGAAGATGTCATATCCTTTAAGACCTGTTACATCCTCAATAAACTGCGTAAGATTGATGGCAGATACGTGAGGAGCAATCATCTGCGTAACAGCTGGGTTAGAGAATACACCCATCAAGTTCTGCAGGTCTTGAGCTTGTTTAGCAAAGTGACGAGCACCTACTGGACGTAAACGGCCTGTAGCCACAATGTCTTCTTTGGTAATTGTTTCAAACAGTGCGGCCCCTGTATCCCCATCCATTACGCGGATGGTGTCACTTCCGTCCATGTTTCTACGAGAAGTTTCCAACATAGCATTAAGAACAGGTTCTAAGAGTTCAATCTCAAAGTTAGTGATTTTCTCTTGGAAGATGCGGCCACCAGCATTCTGAAGCTGTTGCACTTCGAATGCAGTTTTCTCACCGGGAGAACGAATCCCCATAGCTTCACGAGGAGCGCCTGCATACGTCTCCATACGCTGTTCTAGGAGGTTTATTTCATTGTTGGCTGCAATGACCCCATTGAGCCCCATGCCAAGCTCCTGAACGTCCCCATCGCTATCTAGATAGATACGACCGCCCGGTTCCCAATCGAAGTCTTCCACATCACCAATAATCTTAAGCATTGGGTGGACAGCAAGGTCCATAGCATCTGCTTTAAGGTTTTCCAAGTGGTCAATGCGATATTGCATACCAACGAGGTTATCCAGAGGCCCCATAGCCCACAAGTTGTCAGAACGGAAGCGCCATCCTACATGGAAGAATGGTGAAGTACCAAACCAGTTCGGAATAGGTTCCTCGTGCAACACTGCACGGCGGTCTGTAATGACAATATGAACATTCTCGTGCAGCTCACGATTGGCAATGTCATACCAGTCCCCATAGAACTCAAGAATCTCTACAAAGTCTGACATGTAGTATTCGTACATGTTACCAAAGCCATCTACTTGGAACCCTTCGTACTTATCCCAGTCCTCAATCGTATATGCCCCAAAATGCTCACGTAAGCGCTCACGGTCGTCTATTACCTTTTGCCAATAGGCTTGGTCAGGGTTAGTCTTAGCAAGCTTTGCAAGGTCTCCTAGAGTGCGTACAGAGCGTACAATCTTGAAGCTTTCATCAAAGGTAGCCGCTAACGGATTAAAAACAATATCCAGAGGAGAAACACGATAGACGCGAGGGCCAACGTATTCAGAGATAAGTTCTCCGTTAAGTTCATGGTAATTACGCTCAAAGGTTACTGTAGCGATGGCATTGCCGTAGTCGATATAGTCATACAGCAGTTTACTCATCTCAGTCTGGAAATGGCCCATACGCGTCTTATTATCCATATACGCTTTTATGGTGTCCGCTTTCTGACGAGTGGCGCTATCCATATCTGCTGCTTCCCACAACAGCCAGTTGTCATTAGGGAAAAGAGCGCTGATATAGTTTGAATGAAGGTTATCCCTAATCTGGCAAATCTTAGGGATTGTAGTAGAGTTTTTCCAAGGAAGCGTTTGGTTGGAAGTAGAGCGTGTATCAGTGGCAAAGATGTAATTACGCAGTTCTTTCCACTCATCTACTTTAACACGGCGTTGGTTGTGAAAATTGTCCCACAGACGTACAATCCAGTCCGATGCATTGTCTGGGTGTAGTTCTGAAGTAAGGCTGGCTACTTTACTTGCCATTTAAAGCTCCTGTATCACCTGCTAACGCCACCAAAGCGGCTATGGGTAGGTAGTCTATTAGATTTAGTAAAAAACGCCCCAGAACGCTTCTGAGAAGGTTTTACGGCTATTGATACGGCAGAGGCTAAACTGTCCTTCACGTCATCGTGGGCAGGACGGGCTTGTTTCAGTTCCTCTTCCAATACTGGAGTATATCCACCTTGGAAATGCCACATCTGTAAGTTTTCATAACGATACTCAAGAGCCGCAGCAATACGCTCTTCTTTAGTACCCTCTTTAGAGCTAGGGCGAAACTCATCAATAGAAATAGACATTCCATCTTTCTTGATGAAGTCTTTTAAGTCATTGACAATGATTATCTGCGCAGCTGTAACTTCTGCTCTTAGCTTCTTGAAGTTCCAACGAGAATGCAGTGAGCGTATATGCTTGTAATAGTCTATAGCTCTGTCTGTCTTAAAGCGGTCTATATCTAGAACATATACATCCCCATCAGCATCCATCCCAATCACCACAATGGCTGTATAGTCAGAGCGTCTACCTGTTGTATATGCAAAGTCTACAGCAGCATAAACATTAAGACGCTTGTCCTTGTAGTGCCAATGTCCATCATAGGAAAGATGTTTAGGGTCATAGTATTGGAACTTATCGTCAGTAATGCGGGCAGAGCCGGGGTCGTTTGGGTTGTTGTAATACTGTGCGTAATACTGAACCTTGTCCTCATACTCCGCACGGATACGCGCCAGTACCTGTAAATCAAACCCAAAAGCTTTACCATCAGGGCGTACTACACGAGGCCATATGAAGCGATTGTCAGTCTCTACAGCGTACTCTTTAATCTCCCATACAGGAGAGTAGTCTAGCACTACACCGTCGTCATCATACAGCTCATAGGTCTGCTTACGCCAAGTATCGTAGATATCGCTGGGATGGTAACGAGTTCCGCAGGCTAGAGTAAAACCGCCCGCGTTTCGGATAGAGGTAAACTGGGATGCTTTCTTACTTACATCTTCACGACCCTTCTCAGTGTACGCATTCTCAGGGACCACCAAGTCATCCGCTACGATTACATCTGCGTGCCACCCTGTGGTATTAGTGGTGAGGCCCGCTGTGGCAATTGTAGCATCACGTACGCCTTCTTGGCGTCGACGTGGATGGTCAATGTGTATCTTAGTCTCTGTCCACTTCTCCCGCTTACCTTCCTGCGGATGAATATATTCTGGGAAGTAACGCTGATACACCGAGCTTTCTAAAATGTTTTTAATAGCACTAAGCTGAACTAATGCCAGTTCCGCAGTTGCAGAGACATAGAAAATAGTAATTTCAGGATGACGAGTAATCATCCATGCGCACCAAGTAGCAACCATGTGGCTCTTCAGGTGGGCACGGGGAAGCATAATAAGTTTGTTACTGGACAGCCCTTCTCCCATTCCATAGAGATTATATTCCTGTATCCATCGATAGAACTCTTTATGAATATCCCCGTACATATAGCCGGGATGGACCAGTCTAGCAAATGTAAACAGGTCCTCTTTGGCTAATTCCCTAATCTCCTGAACAGGCTTAGGCATACGCTCTATTGCTGTGTACGCATCCCTCAACCAATCTTCCATTAAATACCCTCCAACCGTTTAAGGTCCTCTTGGAACTGTCTGTCTAAGTCAGCTTGAATACGCGTTTCTTTTTGAATATCCTCTTTGGTAGGGCGTCCTGCTTTACGCTTATCCCATCCCTTTTCGGCAATCCATTTAGCTGCGTTGATACCCTGTTCCACATTAGTTTTCTTCAAGATATTCTTAATAGCTTTAGAGCGGAGCTTTAGCTCCAACTCATAACGCCACTCATCCACATGTTTAGCAACTTCCTTGTTGCTGCACAAACGCTGCCAATGATTCCAACCCAGAAGATAGGTAGTGGCAAATTCATATTCACCAACATCTTCCATTTCAAGATAAAGACGTTTAAGGGAAGGATACACCTTCCCATTATATTCATAGTCCTCATCCTTAGTAGTGAATACTGCGTATTCCTTATAGCCAATCTCCAGGAATAACCCCTGGGTCAGGGGTATTCCATTTGATGTTTTTAGTAATGATTTATCCATCTAAACTCCCAGATAGCTCTTTTTCTAGTAAACTTTCTGCCTCTAAAAGAGGGGAGCCACTCCCAGAATACTTAAAGGAGTACGATAAAGTCCCTCCTCTAAAAGATTTATCCGATTCAATTGTAAAAATCACATTACAGATATTATCTGAAGTGAAGTAGTCTAAGTAACTCGCTGTGAAGGTTAACACGAAATCGGCTTCACCACCTATCTCTGAAAACCCACCTAAACTTTCTACAGATATGATATAATTATACGATTTAGTTATAGAGAAGCTCATTCTTTAACCTTAATGTGTAGTATATTCTGCCCAACTTCCACCTACTAATGTCAAAATCTTATTAGTTAGTGGGTTAACTGTCATTCTCCCAAATCCACTCACAATGGTTGGGTTTTTCCACGTCCCAAAGGATGTGTTAAATTGCGGACATGGGAAGAGTTGCCATACTCCCGTAGCAGCTGAGTCTATAGTCCCAGTATCGTATCTACCACCTTGAATATAAACCTGGATGTTGGTCCCTGTAATATTCAATGCCCCTGAGCCAAAGACATCTACCAATCTCAGTGTTAAACTGTCGGCAGTAGATATAGCGCCGGTAATACGACAATTACTTAAAGACCCCCCACCGGAGAAAGTAGATAGGAGCCTACAATTTCCAAAAATAGCCTCATTACTGGTGGAGGTAACAGCCCCGGTTATATGACAATTATCCAACTGGGAACTACTAGATACTGATAATGTGCTAGTAAACCTGGTATTGCTGACTTGGGCCGCCGCAGTAAGTGATGTAGCCCCTCTAACTACACAGTTGACCATTTTAGGCTCTCCTGCAAAAGTATTTACGCCATTAAGGTGGCAAGCTTCAAACTTAGGCGCACCAGACGTTACAGATACAGTGCCACTTACAAATAGAGAGCGGAACGCGGAATTTCCTGCAACACTTATACTGCCAGATATATTACCCTGTAAAATGGTGCTTGCATCATCTTGCGAGGTAAGGTTTCCAGACAACCCTACTTTTCCTATAGTGACGCGGGCATTTCCCCTAATAAAAAGGGATTTTCCTCGAATCTCTGAGATAAAACCTCCTTCTGGGGTATAACCAGCTGGGCATCCTACATTTTGCCCGTTGATTACTCCGAAAGTTGTACCCCAAGGCATAGCGCTGAAGGTGTGGTCATATAGGTTTCCGCTAGTTGGGTTTATATCTACGCACCCAATAAAACCTCCAAGACTTGTAAATGCAGAGTTATAGTATCCATACCCATTATTATTAAGGCTGGCGGAAGGATTGCTTCTCCAAGTAGTTGTAACGTATGTTGCTTCCTCGTGGACAGCGCCAATGTTATTCTTAGACCCCGAGCACACCCAAGCTAGGTCATAACAGTTATGAGCCATTAACGATGTAACTCTCATTGCGTTTGTTTCATCGGTACTTGAAGTGGAGTCCGGTTTTGTGTATGAGTTTAAACTGACACCGGAATATTCAAACCCAAGAGTTTGGTCAACCACGCCGGAGAATAAACCGCGAACATCATCAACAACTGAGTCATAGCAATCTGCTAGACGGACACCATATCCATAGTTATGGATTGAGGCCAGCATCTTTATCTTTGACCCGGAGAATCCATGCAACTGCCCGTGAACAGGATAACTGGAGTTTCTACCTTCCAAGCTATAGGTAGTAATAGTATCTATATCTTGTTCTCCAAGAGAGGTCCCAAACATCTTACCATCTGAGCCCCATGTCCAGTTTGTGTTTAATACAACATAACCGAATCCATTAGGGTCATCGTCAAATAAAGGCTTCTTGGTAACAATCTCTGACGGTTTATATATCAAGGCAAGTATGCCCCTAATCGTCTTGATACCTGTTATATCTATTCCGGTATTAACATACAGAGACTGTCCGTTGGCATACCCAGACCTGTGTACAAAGGCGCTACTGACCAGAGGAAGTTTATTTACGATTGCAGAATTAATTGCATTTTGCAGTTGAACGCTTGTCTCTCTAAGGCCTAGACCGCCTGAGATTGTTCTATCCGAAAACTTCACCCCAAAGTCAAATAAGTTTAATTCATCCTTGATAAGTCTCCAGTGGAATAGCGTAGTTCCCGTAGGTTGGCACAGAAAACCGCCATCGTCGGTAACACTCCCTTCTACAGCTACATATCTATTACCGCCTCTTGGTCCGAGCCATCCAGCGGATGCCCAATCGGAGTAGTAAGAGCTTGTAGCAACAATTTGCCCGGCATATGTGGGAGTTGTGTCCTTCAGCTCCGCATAGGAGTTAAGAATTTGCGTTGAAATAAAATTCTGGGCTGTCTCTCCCTGCTCTGTCCCAATTAAAGAGGCCCCAAGTCCCGCACTGTGACTTGCCAGCTTAATTGCTAGGTCCGCTGTGTCTGTCATTGCAAAAATGGGGACAGGGTTCCCAGCTGAGTTATATCCCTGTATACTGTCTGCCCTGGCTATGGATGGAGACATAGGGTTTATGCTGTCAGGGAAACGCAAGGTTTTCTCCCAACGTTCATCCCCTGTATTGGAGACGACATCCACATAGTTTTTAGGAACAGCTTGTGAAGGTATTGATGGCTGTGGCAGGTTTATTACAGCTTGCCCATTGACATTCATTGTACCTGTAAGACTGTCTCCCTCGACATTATAATATCTGGAATCCGCCTCACCTACTGTTAATAAACTACCAGCATCATTAACGTCAACAAAGATGTTTAATATTTTGTTCCCATTCATGTCTAGAGGCCTGGACATCATAGCCTCTCCAGCTACTCCTGTAGCATCCCTAGCGAGGAGTTTATCGTTGACATAGTCTTCAATCTTCTGGAAATTAGAATTGATGGTGGAAACGTTATAGCCTGTAGTAACATTGTTTAGTACTATTGCCATTTTTCTTTTATTCCTTTATTACTTTACGCGTAAACGCAGCTAAGCTGCACGTGCATCGAAGATGCGTCTATAGGCCAGGAAAAGAACAGGCCACATTGTATGCCCATTGGAACGGGGCTTGTTAGAGATTTTGGCTAGATGGTAATTTTTGCTAGAAATTATTGAGGGGCAATGCACCTAACCTCGTACCCCCGTACACCCCTACATCGACTTCCTGTGGACACCTGTTCAAATTTACAGTGGTGTATGTTTGTCCAGACGTCTCACGACACATTCATTCACCTGCCTCCTCCTATTTCTCTTTATGCGTCATACACTTACACAGTCTTATAGACGCACTGCGTGCACATTCACATACACTGTGTTATATACATACGTGCATGGCATCAGCCATGCGTTGATATAGCGTATCGTCCACCGGATGAGGTGGACACTACTGCGAGGAGGAACGATAGTGACTCTGAGCTACTGCTGACGCATCACAGATGCACGTTGTGTGAGAGGGCTGCTGCTATGGCTAGATGGTTAATAGAGGTTGACGCTAGTGATGATGACACCATTCAGGCTTATGCTGGGGATAGGTTTGCCTTTGGCACTGAGCATGATATGTATGTTGCTTATGTTGTCGTCACTACATTCATAGAGAGGATGAAACGTGGATAGTTTAGATGTAGGAGACACTGCTACAATTGTCTCCGTGGATAGTGGCGATGCTGTTATTGTTGGTGATGTTGTACGCCTTCTCACTGACACTATAACAGGTACAGCTTATGTGTACGTGCCACGCTTAAAACACCATGTGTTAGTAACGCATTACCAATTACAAAAAGTTTGTTGACAAGAAAGATGGTTAGTGTATAGTTAGAGACAAGCCAGTCAAATGGCCCTGCTCTTTAAAAACTTGCCCGGTGTCTTGATAGGCTCTCTATCTCTATGAGGTTTATCATGCGTACTGTTACTGTTTATCTGAATGATGTTGTTCTCATCACTATGTCCGTAAACAAAGATTGCTCTAACGCGGCTGTCTATGAATACTTAGTGAGTGAGGGCTACAGTAGTAAGATTGTAATAGCTGGTTAAGATAAGCGCTGGCGTAGCCAGCCTATCAAGGCATCGGGGAAAGCAAGCAAGGCAATCGCCAACAGTCAAGCATAAAGACGTTAAAAGCCACGGGTTGATTGCTAAATAGAATGGTGTACCGAATAGGAAACATTCTAGCTTGACAAGCAGCAAGTAGTAATGTAGTATCAGCATTATGTAACACGCTCTTTAACAATACGGCTCACACTAACGAGGAACTAATACCTGTTAGTATTCAAGCGGGGCAAGATGCGGCGGCATTGAGCAAGCCAATATGCTAGTTAAGCATGGCAAGCAAGAAATGCTATCATCCAGCGCGGAGAATACAGGCACCATCAGTCGCCCCTCAGACGCATGTATAAGAGTACATGAATAAGTTTGCAGGTGTGAGACGTATGCTCTTTACGCAGAAAACATAGAAGTATTTATGTAAGCGTAGACAATATGATGGCACATAACGTCTAGCAAGCGTTGCCCGTGTGGTGAGCGAAAGTCACTGGCTAAATGGGGAAGGTATACAAGGGCATTACTAGCGTGTCCATGTAAAGAGTAACCAGATAAAGCCGTCTAGCATAAGAGCGAATAACTCTAAGGCATGAGCAAGTAGCGTGCCTTATATGATGTTCACTCAATTAACTAAGGAAGTATATTATGTCTGCTATCGATGCAATCATTCATCCGTTCCAGTTTAAATCCACCTCCACTCAGTCCTACAGTGGTGTTAAGACGATTCGCTTAGGGGGCCGGGAAGTGACTTACTTTGACACTAAACAGAACAAAAGCGTTACCCGTTCAATCGGCGGTATTTTGGTGGCAGTATCTCACCGCATTCGTACCGGCAAGACCGATAAAGACAAGGCTAACGGTCATATCGCGTACAAAAAGAATCGCCGTGTGTGGGACAATGTAGACCGCGTGTGGGTTAAACAGTAACACTTAACAGAGCGCCTTAATCAGGGCGCTCGATTAAATGCTATCATCATTCGCCGGATGATTATAAAACTGAATTGACAGTAGCCACTAAACTGGTTATTATCCGGCATTCTAAACAAAAGAGGAAATTATCATGGCTAAAACTACTATCGAAACTCTCATTGCTTCCATCAATACCATCCGTGAATCAGAGCGTATCAGCAAGGCTGAATTGTCCAAGTTTAGCCGGGAAGCGATTGCATTCGTCATTGAAACTAAGGACGTGCGCCCTGTTAACATGCTGTTAGGAGTGGATGAAACAGGCAAGGCCATATTGTCTCCGGCTAACCGTCGTATCGCTAACCGTTTCTTTAAGGAATTCACCCCGTTCAGCGTAGAAGGGGACGTGGATTCTCAAATCATCTTCGGCAAGATGAAAGGCAAACAGTTTGACAAATATGCAGACAAGGTAAGTGCATTCCTCGCCACTCCTGACAATGACATTTGGTCTTGGCAGAAGGACAACGTACAAATGGAACCGAAGCCGGTAGACTACGTGTCTAAGCTCACCAAAGCCACGGAAAAGGCATTGAAAGACGGGCATGTATCAGCTATTGACGCCCTCAAGGCTGTTATGGCTGGCGGTATCAGTGTAGATGATTTGCTTGCCCTCACTGGTGAGCTGGCAGCACAGGCACAGGAAAAGGCAGCGTGAGAAAGTTTAAAATAGTATTCACCGACGGCGGGTATGCAATTATATCCGCCTACTCAATACAACATGCCCTCGACTTAGCGGATGGGGGCGATGTATATCACTACAAAGTTAAGAGTGTAGAGGTATTAGGATGAAACGCGGCGATAGTGTACGTCTTACCAATGGCAAGGACAAGGGGACTGTCCTGCTTTCTCCCCGTGATGTAGATGGAATGACTATGTGTATGGTGGGTTGGGGGTATGTATCTACTAGCGAGCGTATCCCTCCCCGTTACACGTGGGAACGTATTGAGGATTTAGTATTATGCTAATGCTTTACATCTTAGGCGTTGTAATGGTGCTTGCTGTTATTGCAGACATTGCATTGAACGCGTACATCATTAACAAGTTTCCAAAGGAGGATGAAGATGAACATCACTAATTACAATTCCAATCTCACTCCCTCACGCAATGAGAAGTCATTACCAAAAAGTATGTATCACGTATTCGATAAGGCTCAAGCAAAGCGTGAGAATCTGCAGGGCGGTATGTCAGAGCATAGCGCCCACATCTATTTCCCGTATACACCAGCGGCGACAGCCTTTTGACCTTCTTCCCTATAGCTCATTGCATAAGTGGGCTATGTGGGAGACGTCCCAACAATTAAACAATTCCTTTTAAACAATGCTAAAGCAACAGCGCTAGTAAGAATGCTATCATCACGATGGCACATTACATCCGCTGCGTAACAGAGTGCCACGTATCGGAGAGAAAAGCCCGTTGACATAATAGACGCTATATAATTAACTAAGGGTATTCGGTAGGGGTATCAATGCCCTTTATTAATTACATAGGAGACCAAAAAATGCTGAAATTCATCTTTAATCTCATCGTTATTACTTACTTCGCAGTATGTACTGTTGGATTCATTATCTTTAATTTTCTGATTGGCACGGCAGTCATTAAGTTTGCATTCTCTTTAGTATTCGGAGGTGTTAAATGGTTGTTTGGATATTAAAGCTAAAGACCTACGACCAATACGATTATACGCAAACCTTCGCTACTAAAGAGGAGGCTCAAGCGTACATCAATCGTACTGACCGCCATTATTACATTCCAGTGAGGGCAGAACTAGTCCTCAAGCTGAAAGGGGATTGATATGTACATAAAGAAAGTGTCACCAGAAAAGGTTATGATTAAAGACCTTAAACCCGGAACTGTATTCTCCCTTGACACAGGTAGTACGTGCCTAATGGTGACTGATTACGTAAATCTTAAACCAATCCAGCAAATTGTAATACTTAAAGGGGATTACAGTGTGCAAAACTTTTGTGCCGAAGAGTTAGTAACCGTTCACTATGGTGCTGAACTTATTCTGAGGTGATTGATATGCTATGCAAAGTTATTGGTGTCCAAAGACAGGACAACAAAGAGTGGATAGGACGCACTGTATGGCGTCTAGACGACGTTAAAGCAGGCACTGAATACCCTACAGCCATTGTTAAAGAAGACGGCTGTCGTTGCGTATACGGCGCTGAGGTAGTGATGTTCCATCCAGATGATTTGGAGGTGATTGATGCCACGTATTAAACCTCTCTATCAATGGCCTCTCACGGAGGGCAAGCCATTGAAGAACGAACCATCCACTAAGCGTACTACCTTCAAACAAGGTGGTAAGAAGTTTAAACAATCCTCCCCGCCTGCTCAATTGCCTAGCTGTAGTGTAGGGCAAAGCGATGTACACTATGGAAGTCATAAGGCAGGGAGCAAACAAGTGGAACAGGAAAGAGCGAGGCTCAAGATATGACGGACATATATTATAAACAATTCCTTTGTACGGAGACTTACCAAAACTTTACTGAAGGTAAAGAATACAGTTTCCACTGGTCCGGTTACAGTCAGCTATGGGATACTGTGGACGATATAGGTAGAAGTGTCCGATTGTCTGTAACAAGGGAAGATATATGGGGAGATGTGTTTAAAGAAATCCCCATTGAAAGGAGCCTAGAAAACAAATGACCTTCTCCTTTGAATACATAGCCCGCCGTATTGCTAAGAAGATACAAGACTGTTTCTATTCCAATACGGAATTCAACATCCCTGCGCTTGAACTAAAGGAGATGTTTAGTAATAACAAGTGTGCGTATTCAGGGAGAACAATGTCTATTGACCCCACTAAGGATACGCTTGTTACATTTGAACGCATCAATCCAGACTTAGGCTACATCTCTGGTAATACTTGCTTAGTATGTAAGAGAGCCAACCAGCAAAAGGCCATGCTTGACGCATTCTACAAGGATGATTTCATTCCGTTAGAAATGAAAATTAAATTAATGCGTAAGGCTCTCTATCAATTGGAGAAGAAGAAATGATATGGTTTAGCAAATCTAACGGCCTCTACTATAGGGGAAATTCATGCACTAACATAGTAGAATGCAGTCGAGACAAAAAGATATGGAACCGCAGTGCTTACTCCTACGGGGAATTCATTGAAGCGACTAAGAAAGGTCGGCGGCTAATTCCTCAAGGACAACATGAAAGCTTGGAGAATATCTACAGAAACAAATACAACCGTAAGTATTACAAAGTAAGCCGGGATAGGGTGTACCTCTCCGAGGACAAAGTCGTTTGGTATCCATCGGTATTTACTGTCCGTAACCTTGAAGAAGATACAGATACCTTTGAGGTTGTAGAACATCCACCAATTACGCTGGAGAATAAATAATGATATTCACCAACAAAAAGACTGGTGATGTACGCAAGCTGGTCAAGGAAGGAAATGCTATCATCCTGCTTATGCGTGATGGTGAAGGCTGGGAGTTGCTCTCTGAGAACGCAAGTGACTCGGAGCTAACAGCTCAAGCATTCCTTAAATATCTAATGTTATGAGATCGG